TAATATTTCGCGTTTAAAGTTCTTGTAGCCAGTTTCTTCAACAAGATTCTTTACTTCCTCACTGGATCCATAATATTGTTTCCAGTCAGACTCTACAATTTTATTTCTTTTATTCTTTCTTCCTTTAAGAGGTGGCAGTCTTTTTTTATTCCAAAAAAACTTTTTGCCTATATACATCTTGTTGTTAGAAAGATTGGTTATTCTGTAAACAAAACCGTAGTAATCTTTTATGTCTTCTGACGTAAACGTGAGACCTTGATATGTCCAATCAGTCATCTGTTCCAAAACTTAAATCATCACCAGCATCATCAAAGTCATCGTTGTGATCAGAACAGAAAGGACAATAGAGTGGCTGATCCATAATGTTATCTTCGTCGAACGTGATCATGTATTCAACACCACACTTCTCACAATCATACTCTTTTGTTATTTTACTTGACATACTTCTACTCCTGCTTTTCTCAAAAAATCGAGGCCTTCCTCAGACCTATACTCATTTATATAAAATACCTTTTTGATACCTGCCTGATATATTAGTTTTGCGCATCCTAAACACGGGCAGTATGTAACAAATAACCAAGCGTCCTTGCTCGATTCAGTCGATTGACACAGCTTCATAAGTGCATTAGCTTCTGCATGTAGTACTTCTGGTTTAGTATCATAGTATATGTTAGTACCCGTATCTATAATGTTTTCACAATCATTGGTCCAACCAGCTGGTGTACCATTATAACCAATTGAAAGTATACGATTATCTTTTACAATAACGCATCCTACTTTCAATTTTTTGGCTGTCGAAAGCTGAGCTGTTTCTTCAGCAATCTTTAAATAATAATTTATCCACTTTTTCTTCATGCCCAAACTTCGGCCCAGTCTCCACTTAGTGCACCTCGAGCATAATCCGTTGCTTTGTTCTCAAAGAAGTTTGTATGTGTAGGAGCATTGATCATCTCCTCTACCCATAACAACGGATTTCTTTTAACTTTGAAAATACCTTTCATTCCTAAACTTATCAAACGTCTGTCAGCAATGTAGCGAATGTACTTTTTAACTTCTTCTGGTTCTAATCCTTCCATGGGACCGATAGCAAATGCAAGATCAATAAATTTATCTTCTAGCTCCACCATCTTCTCAGCTATCGTATATATTTGTGCTTTCAAGTCGTCGTTCCAAATATCTATGTTTTCTTTAACATATTCGCGAAACAGTTTAATCATGTTTTCAGCGTGCTGTGTCTCGTCAACAATAGACCATGTAACAATCTGTCCCATGCCCTTCATCTTACCGTGACGTGGGAAGTTCAGTAGCATGATGAAGGAGCTAAACAACTGCATACCTTCTGTGAACGCTGAGAAGGCAGCAATGTTGGCAGCTACCGATTCTTTTGTACCATTGGCACTTGACAACTCCATGAAATAATCATGCTTGTCTTTCATAGCCTCATATTCAAGAAACTCGTTGTATGTAGACTCAGGCATACCTAATGTTTCAATGAGATGCGAGTATGCTGCAACATGTAAAGCCTCACGTGCTGCAAAACCTGCCAACATCATACGTATTTCAGGTTGCTTGAAATAAGGAAGGTAGTTGTTTACATAACCACCTGCCACATCAATATCACCTTGAGTGAAGAATCTGAATATATTTGTCAGAAAGGCTTTTTCTGCTTGAGAGAGTTTATTGTTCCAATCCTTTACATCTTCAGCCATAGGCACTTCTGTGTGGAGCCAATGAGACTGTTCGTGTTTCAACCAAGCCTCATAAGCCCAGGCGTAATTAAATGGTTTAAAATACGATCGTTCTTCTGTAAGTTTAGTTGACATCTATCCCTCGCATGCAAGACATTCTTCGTTGTTGATCAAAGCTGTCATATCTATTTCTTTAATTACTTCTCTTTCAATACGTTTAGATACTTTATCTGCTTTGCCTAATTTTTCCGATCTACAATAATATAACGTCTTCAGTCCTTGTTTCCATGCTTGATAGTGAACAGCATGAAGATACTTTTTATGTGCATCTGGTCTAAAAAATAAATTGATTGATTGTGCTTGGTCAATAAATTCCTGGCGTTTAGAAGCATGTTCTACCACCCATCTTTGATCTATTTCCATGGCTGTTTTAAACACTTGTTTTTCTTCTGCTGTGAGGAAAGTTAAGTGCTGGCACGATCCATCGTTAGAAATTATTGATGACCAGATCTCATCGTATTGATTTTTCGTTTCACCTGACTCAATTTTTTGCTTAATGAGCTCATCCAAGAATTTATTCTTGTTGAGAAATGCTCCACTAAGTGTGTCTTGCCTGTAAGCATTTGCTCTATATGGTTCAACGCTAGGAGAAGTGTTACCCATAATAATAGAACTAGAAGCATTAGGAGCGATAGCCATGACATGACTAAACCTTCTTCCTGTACCAGCTGCATCAGGT